GCACGCCTCTTCCCATAGGAGGGACGCCCTCAATGCGCGTGAAGTACATCGGCCCACACACCGAGGGCGTGGAGATCCCCGAGCTGGGCATCACCGTGGCCCACGGCGAGATCATCGAAGTTGATGACGACATCGGCAAGCGGCTGTCGGCTGACACCACCTCTTGGCAGGTGACCAGCCGGTCGACCAAGAAGGGAGAAGATGAGTAATGCCTATCGCTTCCGGCTTGGCCGGCCAGCTCGTGATTGCCGACGAAGTCACCTACGGGACTTATGTCGCCGGCACCCGTGGCTTTGAGTTCACCGAGGAGAATCTCCAGTTCGAACGGGAGATGATCGAATCGATGGGCATCAGGGCCGGGCGGCGCATCCAGTCCAGATTCGCCCAAGGTGTCCAGCGGGTGGCCGGTGATGTGACACTGGAACTCGCCCCGCAGGGAATGGGGCTGCTGTTCAAGCACATCTTCGGTGGTGTGGCCACCACCGGTGCCGGCCCGTACACCCACACCTTTACGCCCGGCGATCTGTCGGGCAAGAGCATGTCGGTCCAGGTCGGCCGGCCGTTCTCGACCGGCACTGTCCAGTCATTCTCGATCCTCGGCACCAAGGTCACTCAGGCCGAGATCAGCGCCGAGGTCAATGACTACGCCCATTTGACTCTCAGCCTTTATGGCAACCACGAGGACACCGGCCAGACGCTGGCCACCGCCACCTATCCGACGCTCGTGCCGTTCGTCTTCACCAACGGCACACTCACCGTCGGCGGCTCGGCTCAGGATGTCCGGAACTTCACCCTGACGATCGACAATGCGCTGATCATCGACCGGCACTTCATCCGGGCCACCACGCCGGAACGTTCCAAGGAGCCCCTTGAAGGTGGCTACCGGCAGGTGACCGGCTCGTTCGAAGCCGACTTCGACTCCCTCACCGCCTACAACCGGTACGTCAACGGCACGCAGGCGTCGATGGTGCTGGCGTTCTCGTCGGGTACGACGTCGCTCACGATCACGATGAACGTGCGCTTCGACGGCGAGACGCCGACGATCGACTCGCCGGATGATCTGGTCACGCTGAACATGGGCTACAAGGCGATCTCGTCGACATCGGACGCCGCGGCCATCACGGCTGTTCTGGTCAACAGCGATTCGAGCCCGTGATGACCACCGTTTCAAAGGACGCCTTCCTCAAAGGTCATCTTCCCGAGGCCGACATCGAGGTTCCGGAGATCGGTGTCATCCGCATCAGGGGCCTGTCGCGCTCGGAGTCGCTGCGTACCGTCGACATGGACTCCGACGTCCGGGAAGCGCAGGTACTGGCCTGGGGGATTATTGAGCCGGCATTGACTGTCGAGGATGCCGAGACCTGGCGCAGCAACGCCACCGGCGGTGTTGTAGCGGCGGTGGTTCACGAGATCCTGCTGCTGTCGGGGATGATCGATCCGCCGAAGGCGGTGGTCGCCGCCAAGCGTTCCTTTCAAGAGGAACACTGATCTGGAGTTCGAGTACGCCCTGGCCGGTCATCTCGGGATGACGGTGGGAGAACTCCGCACCCGCATGGGACAAGACGAATTCAACCACTGGGTTGCCTTCTTCGCCGTGAGAAAGGAGCGGGCTGATCGTGCCGCCCGTCGTCAGCGTCAACGGCGTTAGAGAACTTCAGGCCGCGCTCAAGCAGGTTGAGAAGACCTGGCCACGTGAGCTGCGCTTGGTGTTCAACGAGGCCGCCAAGCATGTCGCCGAACGGGCTCGGCCGCAGGTGCCGCAGCGCAGCGGCAGGCTGGCCAAGTCGATCAAGCCTGCGTCGACACAGCGGGCCGGACGGGTCGGCTACTCGTCACCGTCCAAGGTCCCCTACGCCGGCTGGATCGAGTTCGGCGGCAAGATCACCGGCCCGAAGGGCGATCGTATCCGGCCGTTCGTCAGCAAAGGCCGGTACTTGTTCCCGGCGGCTGAACAGGAACGTGAGCCGGTGATGCGCACACTCGAGCAGGAGCTTGGGAGCCTGATCCGGAGAGCCGGCCTTGGCTAAGCAGATCACAGTCACCTTCGCCGGTGACACCAGCAATCTGGACAAGGCTTTCGCCCGAGTCGAGAAGACCTCGAGCGGTGTACAGAAAGCCTTCAAGACCGTCGCTGCGACGGCTGCGTTCGGGGTCGTCACTGACCAGATCGGCGACGTGATCGGCGCCGCCTCAAACCTCAACGAGACGATGAACAAGGCGTCCGAGGTGTTCGGTTCCTCCGCGACGGCGATGACCTCCTGGGCACAGAACGCCGCCACCAGCATGGGCCTGTCGCAGCAGCAGGCCCTTGAGGCGGCATCATCGTTCGGGAATATGTTCAGCCAGCTCGGGATTGGTTCTGGCCAGGCCGCCCAGATGTCGCAGCGCATCGTTCAGCTCGCCGCCGACTTCGCCTCCTTCCACAACGCTGACATCACCGAGGTGCTTCAGGCGCAGCAGGCGGCGTTTCGGGGTGAGTACGACTCCCTCCAACGCTTTCTGCCGACGATCAGCGCGGCGGCCATTCAGCAGGAGGCGATGGTCGAGACCGGGAAGAAGTCGAAAGACAGCCTGACTGATCAGGAGAAGGCGCTCGCCGCCAACACGCTGATGTTCAAGGGCGCCGGCGCCGCTATCGGTGACTTCGCCCGAACATCGGACGGGGCGGCCAACCAGTCGCGCACCCTGTCGGCCGAGTTCAAGGACGCGCAGGCGGCGATCGGGCAGGGGCTCCTCCCGGTCTTCACCGATGTTGTCGGCTATCTGGTCAACGACGTCATTCCGGCCTTCCGGCAGTTGACCAACACCGCGTCGGAGCCTCCGGACGTCAGCGGGTTTACGGGCTTCGTCAACGCATTCAAGGACGAAGTGCGCGACCTCATCGGTTGGGTGGCGACGATTCCCGCCCCGGTGATGAAACTGTTCGGGCTGTTCTCCGGCTCGTTCAAGGACGCAGCTAACCAGGTCGACCATTTCGCCGAGCAAATGCACCGGTCGAGCACCGAGGCGTACATGGGCGCCCACGCCAACGACGCCCACAACGCCGCTCTGAAGGTCTCCAAAGACATTCTGAAGCAGGCGACCGAGGCCACCGATAAGAAAACCGGCGCCTCGAAGAAGTCAGCCGATCAGCTGAAGGACGAAGCGAAAGCCGAGAAGGCGCTCGGTGACGCCAGGATCGGCGTCAGGCAGGCTGACCTCGCGCTCGAGGAGGCAACCCACAACCTCGCTACCGCTCAGAAGGAGTACGACGACTTCCTTCGGACCGGCGGCATCGACGCCGAGAAGGTCAAGGACGCTCAACAGGATCTGCTCAACGTCCAGAAAGATCTTGACAAGGCGACCAGAGATGTCGCTGACGCTCAGGAGAAGGTCAACGAGGCACTCAAGCCTGCCACCCAGCAGGAGCAGGCTAAGGCCGGCCGGGATGTCGCCGCCGCCCAGGACACGTTGACGTCATCGCAACTCGACCTGAAAGACGCTCAGGACGAGTATTACCGGGTCTTCCACGACAGCCTTTCGACCGACGAGGAGAAGACCAGGGCGTACCTCAGGGTCAATGAGGCGAGTCGGGGTGTCGCTGACGCCCAGGACCGCCTTACCGAAGCGATGAAGGCGCAGACGACAACGTCACTCCAGGGGACGACGGCGAGTCAGACCTACAAGGACGCGGTGACCGTCCTTCAGGAGAAGCAGCAGGCCCTCAAAGACGTCGAGGACAAGCGCAAGATTTCGCAGGATGCGCTCAACACCGCCCAGGCGCTCGGTAAGAACTACACCGACGAACTCTGGAAGGTCACCGACAACCTCAAGAACGCCCAGCTCGACCTTGACGCCAAGACCTGGGGGGCGAAGAAGGCGCACGACGAGCTGAAGAAATCGGTGGACGACACCAAGACCAGCGTGCGCGACGCCTGGGCCAACGTCAACGGTTACAGCGACGCATTGAACCATGTTCCGAAAACGGTCAAGACGACGATGACCTATGAGGAGATCTACGCCGTCCCGGCCGGGACCGCTCAGACTGACGCGCAGGCGTACGCCAAGTATCTCCAGGAGATGACGAAGTCGCATCCGAACATGGATCCGATGCCGTTCGATATGTGGGTCAAGTCGGCCTACAACCCGAACCGCCATCGGGCTCGAGGGGGCCCGGTCACCGCCGGCATGGCGTACATGGTTGGCGAGGCGGGGCCCGAGCTGTTCGTCCCCGGTCGCTCCGGCACCATCGTGCCCAACGGCGGGGTCGGTGGGCTGACGGTGAACGTCAACGCCGGATGGGTGGCCGACAAGGTGTCGCTCGTCCGGGAGATCGTCGCGCAGATCAACGCCGACGCCCTCCGGGGCGGGACGAGGGTGCTGACCTAATGGCCAACGAGCAGCGGGTGCGTGGCAATAATGCGCAAGGGACGGTCAGCGACAACCCGCTCACTGCCGGGGCCACAACACTGAACTCAGCCGGGCTGGCCAACTTCCCCGCCGTCAGCGCCGCCCAGCATGCGGTGATCGTCCTCGATCCGCTGCGCACCGCCGGCGCCCCGGAGATCATCACGGTCACGGCGCACACCGCCGCGGCGACCTCAGCGACAGTCCTCAGAGGCCAGTACGGCACCGCTGCCCGGTCACACAACCAGAACACGATGTGGGTTCACCCGACCACCATCGACGATCTGATCGGGATCTACACGTCGGCCACCCGGCCGAGCACACCGTACCGTGGTGAGCTGATTTTCGAGACGGACACGAACAGTTACGTGGGGCGGGACACCACCGATACGTGGCAGACCGTCGTGACTCTCGGAGCGTGGACGGCGTACACGCCGACCCTCACACAGTCGGCCACAGTGACAAAGACAGTCTCGTACGCGAAGTACATCAAGGTTGGCCGGATGGTGACCGTCTCCGGGGTCCTGGCCGTTACCGGATCGGGGACCGCGTCGAATCAGGTTCTGATCGGCCTACCGGTCACGGCTGTATCGGCTGTCGGGCCGCTAGGGATACCGATCGTCGGTTCCGGCTACATCCATGACACGAGTGCTACCGCCTACTACGGCGGTTTAGCGACTCTCACGTCGACAACGACAATGGCGCTCATTCCTACTGCGTCGACGACGCCGGTGAACTACCTCGGGGTTACTGGGTTTACTGCTGCCTTGGCAGCTGGCGACACGGTCGCCTATTCCGCTACCTATGAGACGGCGTCGTGACCCTCGGCGCCGTGGCCATCGCCGCCGGCGAGATCGCCGGGCCTGAGGCCACCACACCCCCGGCTATCGGCCACATGCCGGTCATCACGACGCTGGTGGCGTTCACCAGCGACCCTGGCGCCACGCCGGTCTGGACCGACATCTCCGACCGGCGCCTGCGGTTCACCGTCAACCGGGGTCGACAGCGGGAACTCGACCGGTTCGTGGCCGGGCGGCTCACGCTCACGCTCAACAACGAAGACCGGGCCTTCGACCCGACCTACACGTCGTCGCCCTACTACCCGAACGTCATCCCCATGCGCCGGCTGAAGATTCAGGCCACGACCGGGGGCGTCACCTATGACATCTTCACTGGCTACGTCGATTCCTGGAATCAGGAGTACCAGCACCCGCAGAGTGCAACCTGCGTCGTCGAGGCCACCGACGCCTTCAAGATTCTCAACGGCACGGAGCTGCTCTCGAGCGCTTCGGCTGAGACGGTCCAGGCCAGCGGCCCGACGCTGTGGTGGCGCCTCGGTGACCCGTCGGGATCGACACAGGCGGCCGAGTCGGTCACCGGGAACTATCCGCTCAAGGCTGTGGGTACGCCGACGTTCGGGTCGACAAGCCTCAACGTCAACGACTCTGACCCCGCTGTCGTCTTCGATCAGCAGGCTGACGGCCTCCAAGGGGTCTTCTCGGAAGGGACCTATCCCTTCACGACGGCAGGGTCGGTCGAGTTGATTCATCGCACCGACGAGACGATCCAGCCGCAGGGCCCGGTATGGGGTTTCATCGCTTTGGCCTCTTCGCCGTTCGGCATTCAGAGCGACGTCGGAGCCAGCGGCGTATGGGTCATCATGGCCAACAACGCCGGGAGTTCGTTCACGGCGCGGGTGAATGCCGTTTACACCACTGGCGCGACGCATCACATCGCCATCACCTGGGCGGCCGGCTCGACGATCAGGATCTACATCGACGGTGTCGATCGGACGGAGACGACATCGACCTTCACCGGGTCGCTCGCCAGCACCAGCAAGTGGATCGCCTTTCTCAACGCCGTCAACTACCCGCCCTATATCTCGGGCGGGTACCTCGGATCAACCGACGAAGTCGCCGTCTGGACCCGCCAACTGTCGGCTACTGAGGTCGCTGCCCACTATGCCGCCTGGCAGAACGCATGGTCCGGGGATAGGAGCGGTGCCAGGGTCGGCCGGGTCCTCGACGCCGGTGACTGGTCGGCGACCGACCGCAACATCGATACGGGGGCCTCGACCGTCCTGTCAGCGACACTCGGCGGGAGCGTCCTCTCGTATCTCCAGAAGATCGAGCAGACCGAACAAGGCGCGCTGTTCGTCGACGCCGCCGGCCGGGTGCGGTTCATCGCCCGCGACGCCCTGCTCAAAGACCCGTACCTCACACCACAGGCCACCTTCGGCGACTCCGATCCGGAGCTGGAATACGCCGACCTGTCCTACGTGTACGACGACCAACTGATCTTCAACGAGGTACAGGTCAGCCGCGACGGGGGGATCACGCAGGTCGTGGGAGACGCCACGAGCCAGGCCCGCTATCTGCGCCGCACCCAGGTCTTCGACGACATGCTCTACACCGAGGACGCCACGGCCCGAGGGTTCGCACAGTGGTTCGTGAACCACTACAAGGACCCGCTGCTCCGGGCCACCGGCATGCGGCTCGAGCCGACGGCCGGGAACGAGGCGACGCACTTCCCGCAGGTCCTCGGCCGGGACCTCATGGACCGCGTGACCGTCCGTCGTCGCCCGCAGAACCTCGGCCCAGCCATCGATCAACCCGCACTCATCGAGGGCATCACCCACGAGGTAACCGCTATGGAGTGGCGTACCACCTGGAACCTGTCACCGGCTGAGACTCAGCACTACTGGCTGGCTGAGGTCGCAGGCTACGGCGAGGCCGGCGTGACAACCGTGGCGGGCTTCTGATGCCGTTCGTCTACACCGTCCCGCACACCATCGCCAGCGGCGAGTTGGTCTCCGTCGCGACAATGAACAATGAGTGGGGCGGGAACATCACTTCGCTGTTCAACCCGCCGGCGTGTCGTATCACCAACAACGCCAACCAGAGCATTCCGAACTCGGCCGACACTGCGCTGACATTTAACACCGAACTTTTCGACACGGACGCAATGCATAGCACCGCGAGTCTCACGGACAGAATCACGATCAATACGGCCGGGCTTTACCTGATCATCGGCACCGTCGAATGGGCAACAGCGGTGAACGGATCCGTCAAAGTCATACTCAACGGCGTTAGCACCGTGGGATTCAGTAGTATCGCGGCGAACTCTTCCCGGCAGGTAGTAACGACACTCTACAAAGCCGCCGTCGGCGACTACTTCCAGCTGGTCGTCGCCCAATTCTCCGGCGGTGCAGTGAACTCAAACACCGCGGCCAGTTACGCTCCTATCTTCTCGGCCGTGTGGGTTGGCCTCGGCTGATGCAACTCTGGGACCCGGCCGCGGTCAGAGATCCGTTCCCTGATGCCGGAACGTTCATCGCCGACCCCTACCGGGTCTGCCTCCACACGACCGAAGGCAGCAGCTACGCCGGGGCGCGGGCGGCTTACAAGGCCAACAGGGTCTCGCCGCACTTCACCGTCTCCTACGAGACCGGGCATCTTCAGATCTGGCAGCACGTCGCGCTGGACCGGGCGGCGACGGCGCTCGAGCATCGGGCGGGGACCGTCCACACCAACAGGCTGAGCGCCGTCCAGATCGAGGTCGTAGCCATGGCCGCCAAACCTGCGTGGCCTGCCGGGCTGGTGGCCGGCGTGTCGGACCTGATCCGCTGGATCATGGATCAGACCGGTGTGAAGCCGATCGCCCCGACGTTCGAGCCCTACCCGGCGTCGTACGGCGAGCACAACGGGGTCCGGTTCTCTGACGCCGACTGGCTCACGTTCAACGGGATCTGCGGGCACCAGCACGTCCCGCATCAATCGCACGGAGATCCGGGCGCCATCAACATCCTCGCTTTGCTGCCGGCGCCGACGATCATCCGACCGGCGGCTGTCACGGACGGGCCGGCGCTCGTTCCTACTCCGGTCCACGACTACGAGGAGGCTGCTACGAAGACCACCATGATCCATGTGGGGAAGCTTGATGGTGGTGGCAACGGTTACGCCGATTGGGATCCGGGCCTCGGCCGCGACCCGATCATTGTCGGGCTTGTGCTCCTCGGCCCGTCGCCGCCGGATGACAACCCACCGTACTGGGACCAGCAGAAGAGCGTGAACCTGTCGGCCCAACCTCGAGGTGGGCGGGTCCGGGTGACGGTACGGGGCGGCCAGCCCGGCGATACGGTCTCGGCGTTCGTCACGGTGGCCTGAGAGGTAATGGCCCTGTGCTGGGGGAGCAGCGTAGCTGGATGCCCTGGGTTCTCATGGTCAGCGCCGTGCTCTGCATCGTCTCGTTCGTGATCCTCACGCTGCTGGTCCCCGATAAGGACAGCTATTCGACCAAAGGTGGATTCATCCCCGTGGCGGTGCGGTGATCCTTGCCACTACAGCCGACACCGCCTTGTTCGGTCTGTCGGCCCTCATCGGTATCGCCGGGACGCTTGGTGTCGCCTACACCGTGTTCCGCAGCTCGTCCGAGCAGCGGCTGCGTGAGGTCGACCAGCACATCATCAACAACCAGAACATCCTGATCTCCCAGCAGGACAGTGAACTGACGCGGCTGCGGGGCCTGGCCGAGAAAGAGAAGGAGCGGGCCGACAACTACCGCTCCGACCTGACGCAGCGGGCGGCTGTCGACCACCTCGCCGACGAGGTCCGCCGAGCCGAGAACATGCGCAGAGAGGAACACGAGATGCAGATCGTGTTGCTCAAAGATGTCATCGCCCAGTTGAAAGGGCTGAGGGGGACGATCCAATGATCGAGGAGCCGTTCAACGGCAGCGACGGGCAGCCGCTCGTCGACACCCCGCCGGAGATCAGGGCGGCGGTGACTGCCGTGGAGCGAGCCCGACGGGCTGAGACGTGGCTTGTCGTCGTCGTGGCCGTCGTCGTCCTCGGCGTGGTCGGCACCACCGCCTGGAACACCTATCGGCTGCGCAACCTCACCCACCAGAACGTCAAAGCTCAGGACTTCGGGCTCAAGGCGATCTCCTGCATTCTCGACAACTTCGCCGAGCACCGCTGGTCAAATCAGCAGTTCCACGACGAGCTGGGCAAGTTCCTCCACGCCCCGATGACCCCCCACACGCCGCTGCCGAACCTCCCGACCGACGAGAAGTTCGCCGAGGACTGTGCCCCGTTCAACACGCTCAACACCATCGTCGTCAGCAGTTCGACCACCACAACGATGGGGGTACGCCCGTGAAGATCATCCGGAGGCTTGCCGATGAGAGCCCGCTCGTCTACGCCCTGGTTGTCGCCGTCGCCGCTGCCGTGGGGATCGGGGAGGTCTGGCAGAAGGTCATCCTGGCTGCCGTCGCCCTGCTGTTCGGTCTGGTGGTGCGATCGGTCACGACGTCACCGACGACGCTCTCGAATGCGGTGACCGACGCCGCCCAGGCGACAGCCCAGCGGCTGTCGGCCGACACGGTGGGGGAGGTCGGTGAGGTGGCGGCGGCCGGTGAGGGGATCGTGACAGGAACGGTTGGGGAAGTACTCGACGGGGTCGGCGGTTTGGCGTCGACTCTGGCTAAGGGGGGGTCATGAAAGAGAAGGGCGGGGTCGGTCAGGGTGTTTTGATGACCATCGGCGCCATCGTCGTGTTCATCATGCTGTTGTTCGGTGCCTGCGCTGTCTGCGTGAACGACGATGATGACAACAACAGTCTCGGCCCGATCACGCTCGTGGCATACCACCACGGCGACGACGGTGGCGACAGCTACGACTACGACGAAGGCTGCGGCCGGGACGGCGGGGGATGCAACAACCGCCGCCGCGAGGACTACCAGGGCGCCGGCTGCAAGTACGTGTGCCCGTCGTTCGACAAGTCCCCGGTGCATGACGCCTTCAACTTCGCCCCGTTCGTGTGTATGCCGGGGGCGACGTGCTACGAGGACGGCGACAAGCGCCAGCATCAGGGCGACGAGGACCAGCCCCGATGAGCCAAGATCCGCAGATACGCTCCGACGCCCACGGTGTCCTCGAAGGGCTATTCAAAGGCCTCGGCCGCCACGCCCAGGGGCAACAGCCTGCTGCCCCGTCAGGGCTCAACGCCGACTGGATGCTCCAGCAGTTCACTGAGTTCGTCGAGATGCCCGTGGCGCTGGCTCAGACGTTCACGACGATGGCTACCGACCTGACCGAACTCGTCTTGAGCGCGCTGGCGGAAGCCGGCATCGAGCTGGTGAGGGGCTTGTCACCGATGTGAGTGGCCCGCCGCAGCGCCCTGAAGACTCCCCGATGCGGGACGAGATGTCCGATGCCTGGGCGGCGTACGACTCGCTGGTGCGTCGCACGCTCGAGCTGGACGAGATCGCCGGACGGTTGGCGGCTACATCGGCCGATGCGGCGGCGGTGGCCGACTACTGGGTATGGAAAGCCGACGGCGACTAGCGAGACCTCGTTTCAGGAGATCTCGAAAGAGGTCTCGCAGATCGAGGACCCGCCAATAGGGTTCTCGGTGACCGGGTCGTAGAAGTTGATCACTACCCGGGCGGTACCAGGGTCGCCAGGCGACTGAAAGCTCTTCGAGGCGGCCCCGGCGGCGTCAGTTGCCGTCCACAGCTGCCCGTCTCGAGCGCCCGGATAGTCCACGCTGATCCGGATCCGGCCCTTCGGCATGTTCGAGGCGACCTGGATGGTTTGCCACTCGGCAGCGCTGCTGATGCTCGGTTCGGTTGCTTTCACCGTGCAGGTCGGCGAGGCCGATACTGGGGCAGCCGTGGTCTGAGTGGTGACCGTCGGTGCCGCCTGGACCGAGGCCGGGCGGGTCGTCGTGCTGGTCCGCTGAGTCGTCGTCGTCGTCGTGATCTTCGCCGCCGCTGCCGTTGTCGAGCTCGTTGACGCGGGAGCCTTCGGCGTGACCTTCCGGGCCGTGGTGACTGGGGTCGCCGGCGCCGGAGCTGACGTCGTGGTTGACGAGGGTGCTTCGGCTACTGCCTCGACCGCGGCGGAAGGACCGTCGGAGTGCCGATCGGCGATTCCGATGCCGATGCCGGCCAGGCCGACGATCGCGCTGAGGACGATGAACTTTCTCATCGGATGTCGGTCCTGACGGCGCTGGCGGCCATGGCGAGCGCCACGACCCAGCCGATGAATGTCCAGCCGAGGAAGATGTTGACGACGGCGATCGCGCCGAGGTTGTGGTGGTGGCGGTTGGCGGCGACGATCGTCGGCAGGAAGTAGGCCGCTACGGCGACCCCGCCGAACATGATCGCCACGGCAACTTTTGGTTGGCCGACCAGGATAAAGCCGAACCCGAATGCGGCGATGGCGAGGATGATCGCTGCCGGCCAGTTCCACGAGCGATCGACCGCTGGTGCCTGACGCGGATGTGTAATGGTCATCGGGGGAGCATCTCCTGCGTGTGGGCGGCTCGGATGGCCTGGGCGCGCCGCACGGCGACACCTTCAGCTCGGGCGGCTGTTACGAGCGAGATGGCGATCATGGCCAGGGTGAGGATCGCGGGAACGATACGGTTGATCATGTCGACGCCCTCCTGTGGTGTCGGCCGGCCCCGGGGCGATGCCAGTCGCTGCCGGGGCACTTCTATGTGTCTCAAGGATCGGTGGCTACGGGCGGGTTGTCATCATCAAGATCGATGAGATGCCCCGGTTCGGGACGGCGCTAGCGGTCTTCATCGGGTCAGCCGCTTGGAGAGCTGCCCGACTCGCTGGTGGGAGATCCCGAGCACGGCGGCGGCTTCTCGCATGGACAGGCCAGCCTGGCGGAGAGCGACGGCGGCGTTCATCTGTGCCACCGAGAGCTCGTCGGTCAGATCCTCGACCTTCTCCCGCAGGGAGAGGTAGTCGCCGACGGCGATGGCGGCCGTCGGCGGGGGGGTGATCCGGTCGACGATCTCGACAGGCGACTCGGCCCAGAGGGCGGCGGCGTCGCGGATATGGCGGCGAGCCTCGGCGATCGTCTGCCCCCACGAGTGGCAGCGTTCGTCTTCGGTGGCCCGTACGAGCCAGACCTTGTCGTCGGGGTCGTATTCGTAGATGGCGGTCCAGGTGGTCACTTCAGCCAGTCCTCTCCGAGGCAGGGAGCCAGGTGGCGGCGGATGGAGGCGAGCGTCCCCTTGGGGATGTCTCCGTGGTGGATCGGGATGGTGGTCTGGCAGGTGCCGCACCGGATGATGAGGTGCGAGCTGGTCTGACGGACCTCAATGCACTTCTTATTGCGGAGGATCTTGCGGAGTTCGCTCGCCGTCATGACTATAAGTCTACTATGGTAGACAGTCAAGCGTCTATGGTAGTAGACGCACGCCGTGATAGGGTTGTCCGCAATGAACCCAACGTGCGAAATCGCTGGGTGCTCCCGGCCTCGGGTGCCTGCGGGGCGATGGTGTTTTCCTCATCACGTCCGCTGGTGGCGGCATGGCGACTTGGACCTTCCGCCGTGGACGTCCCGCCCCTTCTCCGCTGACAAGTTCTGGGCTCGGTTCGAGAAGCAGCCTGGGGGCTGCTGGACATGGACAGGGCACCGCAATCGACAGGGCTACGGCATGCTCGTCATCGGCGGGGAGCCGCGATTAGCGCACAGGGTGGCCTGGGAGCTGGAGTACGGTCCGATTCCCGAGGGGTTGTACGTCTGCCACGAGTGCGACAACCCGCCCTGCGGCCGGCCGGCCCATCTCTTCCTCGGCTCCGCGGCCGACAACGCCAAGGATGCTGCCCGGAAAGAGTGGCTTACGTTCGAGGCCGTGGTGCGAGCTGAGTGGGCTTCCGTGCAATCATTCGTGCAACCAAATGCCGTGGGGACGGGTTCGGTCGAGCTGGGTCCTGTTTGAAATCTCCAACCTGACCTGCCCAAACACTCCTGCCCCTACCTGCCCAAACAAGCCTGAGTATTTTGAGGTGCTAGTGCCCGTCAGGGCGTGGGGGTTCAAATCCCCCCTTCCGCACCCGAGCATCGTAGCAGGTCAGAGGGAGTGTCCGATAGGAGCGGGCACTCCCTTCTTCTTACTCTCGGGCCCGCTCATGCAATCATTCGTGCAACGAAACGTGATTTCAGGCCACCGAGCGTGCATCCGGAAGAATTTCTTGGTGATTGCACGCTCCGGCCGGGGCCGCTCCTAACGACTCTCAATGCATCCCAATGCGTCTCAGTGCCTCTCAATGCGTCCTCAATCTGGACGCAACGCGCTAGTTCCTAGGTCACCTCCGTGTGTCGGGACCGCTTGACAGTCACGGGCGGACTTCTTCATCATCGGGTCCGACACAGCCACGCCGACCACCGACACGAAAGTGCCGGCCGCGGTGAACACCCACCCGGCCGGCGTGGCCGAGATCCTCTACCAAAGGAGCTCAGCAACAATGACCCTAGCCAACGACGACCGCGGCGCCGATGAGGCTCCCGTGATCCACAACAGTCCCGACGCCGCCTTCCACTACCTGCCGCTCGAGGCGAAGCTGCGCGAGTGGAATCTCGGATACGAGCTCGTTGCCGAGTTCGAGATCGACAAGATCCGCCGTGATCCGTCCGTTCAGGTCCGAGCCGGGCAGCACATCGCCCCGAAGGACCGGGTCGACGAGTACACCCAGCAGATGAAGAACGGCGCGCAGTTCCCGCCGATCCTGCTCTACAAGCCGGACATCCTCATCGATGGCAACACCCGCCTGGCCGCCGCCAAGCGCGTCGGGCGGAAGACCTTCCCGGCGATCGTGGTCAACGCCCGCCGGCCTGAGATGGGCAAGATCCTCGCCGCCTCCATCAACCAGATGGGCGGCGAACGGCTCACCGCCGAGGAAGCCCACGACGCCGCCCAGCTCATGATGCAGGAGGGCTACCCCGACCCCGCCATCGCCCGCGAGCTCGGCCGGGACATGACCCAGGTCCGCCGCTGGCGGGCCGAGCGCGACGTCCGCGAGCACGCCGAGCGGCTCGGCCTCACCGACAAGCTCACCCGCATCCCGGCCACGTCGCTGCGCGCGCTCATCGCCGTCCCGCACGACGAGCCCTTCGTCGAGCTCACCAAGTTGTTCTCCGACATCCGGCCGAAGAGCGAGGAAGCCAAAGAGATGGTGACCAAGGTCGCCCAGGCCCCGAGCGACACCGAAGCGGTCAAGATCATCGAGGCGCTCCGCGAGGAACTCGCCCCCGAAGGCCCGCCGCCCCATAAGGCGAACGTCAACCGCGAGGTCGGCTTGGCTCGGATGGCCATCGGAAACCTGCTGAAGTTCGAGGGCCGGGCCCTCGCCGCCTTGGACCCTGCCAAGCGCGACGAAGACCTCGAGCGGTGGGCCCGCCTTGCCGCGGTCGTCAACGAAGTGCTCGGCATTCTGCGGACCAGCTCCGTATGAGCGACGACTTGGTTTACGACGGGAGGGCGCGCAAGCGCCCTCCCGGGGCCAACAGCACCGTCATCGAAATCTTCGACTTGCTCGATACGCGACCGGAGGGGATCACGCTAGAGGAAGCCTGCGCATGCTTGCGGGCGGGATTTCCCACGGATGCGTATCGAGCGTACGAGCAATACCTGAAGACGCATCGGCAGCGCCGAAAGAGTCTGGCCGCGGATAGCTCTCGCGGCCAGACTCTTAAACCGCCCCCTCCGATGCGGCAGTTCGGCGCCCCCGACTTCAAGCTTGCAGCTGAACGATGGTGGGTCCAGAACTCGCTTAAGAAGATGGTTGAGAGTCGGACGGCCCGCCGAGAAGACGATCGGTGGTTCCGAGGCGAGCGGGCTCCACTAGTCCAGATCGTCTGCGAGGCTGGCCACCGTCACATGGTCTCTTACGACTCGAAGAAGGGCCGGGCTGAGGACGAGGCCCGGGTTCACCGTGCTCACGTCCGGGAGGCCGCCCGCAAGGTGCTGGCCGAGCCCCGCCTGTCGAAGGCGGCCCGTAAGGTGATCGAGCAGTTGCTGGAGATCTCGTGAAGGAGCGGCGATGAGCCGAGGCCACATTCGCCCCCACGGTGACGGCAAGTGGCGGATCTACGCCTACGCCGGCACCAACGCGGTCACGGGACAACGTCTCCAGGTCACCAAGGTTGTCACAGGTTCACGCAAGGATGCCGAGCGGGCGTTGACGAAGCTCCTCGCCGAGGTCGACGGCGGCACCACGGCCACGGGCGGGCACACGTTCGGTCAGGTGCTCGACGCTTGGCTGGCGCACAAGGCTCTCAGCGTGGAACCGACGACATTGGACACGTACCGGGCGAGCGTCGGCTACGTGACCGACCACCTTCGCGCCCTTCCGGTCAAGAAGGTGACGATCACCCACCTTGAGCAGCTGTACGCCCATCTACTGACCGACGGCCGCCGTCGGGGTCCAGGAGGCCTCGGATGGGCAGCGGTAGGCAATGTCCACGCCGCGATCCACAATGCCCTCGAGCTCGGCCGCCGGCGCGGTTGGGCGACGATGAACGTGGCCCGCGACGCTGAAGTGCCCCGCGGTCCACGGAGGGTCCCGACCCCGGCCGACCCGACCGCTCTCCCGGCGCTCCTGGCCGCGGCCGAGGAAATCCACCCGCTGCTGTTCCCTACCTTCATCCGGGCGTCGGTCTGCGCCGGCACCCGCCGCTCCGAGATGCACGGCCTCCGATGGTCGGGCGTCGACTTCGACCGGTCGACCGTGACGATCAGGGACGTGATCGTCAGGGCCGGGAACGAATGGGTGGTCAAGCCGAGGACCAAGGGCGGCGAGCCGAGGACGGTCATGCTCGACGGCGGCACGATGGATCTCCTCCGACGCGTGTACGACCAGGCGTTCGAGCTCGCCGCCAGCTGCGGCATCCACCTGGCCAAGACCGCCTTCGTCTTCACCGACCAACCCGACGGAGCGATGCCGTGGAAACCAGCCACGACCGCCCGCCGCTTCTCCCGATGCTGTCACGCCGCGGGCCTACCGAAGACCACGAGGATCCACGACCTGCGCGCTCTATGCGGAACGCACCTAGCGGACCAGGGTGTCCCCATCCCGGTGATCGGAGCTCGCCTCGGTCACACCCTCAACTCGACGACCGCCGACGTCTACGTGGGCAGGGTCGCCGAGTCGGACCGGCTGGCCGCCGAGGTCATGGGGAAACTCTTCGACGGGTAACCGGACAGACCGGGCCGGTTCGACGTCTGGCTACTCGTGGACCCGGCGGGCCTTTGGGTGGTCGTACCGTTTCCGGCAGGCCTGGCGGCTGATCGGAGGGTTGTGACACTCGCCCACCTGTTCGAGCATCTTTCTGAGCTCAGCGTTGTCGCGATTGGCGACGACGAGCTCTTGAGCCTTGTCGGCGTAGCGCTGTTCGACGGCGTTGATGATCCATCCGTCGAACTCGACCCGGTCAATTCCGAGGACCTCTGCGATGTAGCCGCGGTACTGGTCGGAGGGAATGACCCCCTGGTTTTCCCACTTGTCCCACTGTTGCTGTTTGACCCCGACGCGGTCGGCGGCCGCGGTGACGGTGAGGCCAGCGGCTTCTCTTGCCGCGCGGATGCGATTCCCGAGACCCGACCGGACCTTCACAAGTTTTTATTGTAAGTGCAGGTCAAGTGTTCCTCACATACGCAACCACCCCAAAACTCCTTGACGTTGTAAACGGGGTGTAAGTACAAACAGGGGCGTGCAGACCCTTCGCACCCTTTGGGGACAACGAATCATCACTGCCAGGCGAGCCGCTGGCCTCACCCAGGTACAACTCGCCGCCGCCGTCGGAGTCCCCCAGCAAACAATCTCCCAATGGGAACGGGGCGTAGCTGCACCCCGCGACGACCGGCGACCCCACCTCGCCCGCGCCCTCGGCACCACCCCCGCCGAACTCTTCGCCTACCCCGACAACGGCAACGGCAAAGAAGCCGCCTGACCATGGCCGAACAGCCGTTGACCTACTCGGTACCACAAGCCGCCGCCCTCATCGGCATCAGCGAATGGTCCTACTACGAAGGCGTCAAACGAGGCGAGCTCCCCGGACGCCGCGTCGGCCGACGCATCGTCGTACCCCGCATCCAGCTCGAGCAGTGGCTAGCCGGGAAAGGAGCGGCATGAGCGTCTGCGCTGTCGCTGGCTGCGAGACGCCTGCGAAATGTAAGGGGTGGTGCAAGATGCACTACTACCGCTGGGTTCGCCATGGCGATCCTTTAAGGAGTCTGCGGCCGGGTCATGAACGACGGTTTCTTGATGCACTCGTAGTCGGGGAGGTCTCTGTCGACGGGCTCACCCGACACCTCCTCTATATGGGCCCAAACGCCAGCCATCGCGGATACGGACATTTGAACATCGGCAAAGCTGGCTACGTACTGGCCCATCGGTATGCCTATGAACGCTGGGTCGGGCCGATACCGCTAGGTCACGACATCGACCATCGCCCTGATTGTCCCAAGATCTGCGTCAATCCTGCTCACCTCCAAGCTCTCACTCGGCCTGAGCACAGTCGCCTCGGTGCTGCGCGAGGCGAACATGGCACACGAGAACAGGCTCTCCGCGGATGGGCTACTCGCCGGGCGACGGTCTGACATGGCGTCTCGGTGCTGGCTATGCGACCGACCCATCGACGACCCGCCCCGCATCGTCGGCCGGATCCTCGCCGGCAAGAAACGGCTCGCCCACATCGAATGTGTCCGATGGATCGGCGAAATCGAACTCGGATTGCGGGCGGAGAACGTCGGCCCGGGGTCTCCCAGCCCCAAGGGACAACCTCACCCAAGAGAGACCCCGGGCCGGCCATGAAAGACCACCGCCACTCCGACGACTTCGCCTTCGCCACCTTCGAAGACTGGTGGCGCTGGCGCCACCCACCCC